TCGTCCTCGACGGCATAGAGCGGCGTCACGCCGTCCGGGCCGGTCAGGTGCAGCTCGATGCCGGTGTTGCTCGCCAGGGTGCTGGCCATGGTGGCGAAGGTAAAGCTCATGGGGTTGTCTCCATTGATGCGGGGTTTCATGGGGGTTGGGCCGGGCGCGAAAACCCCAAACGCGCCCGGCCCGCCGACTGGCGGGGAGGAGGCCGCCAGCCGGATCAGACGCGGACGGTCGCGCTGTTCACGCGGAACTCGCCCGTCATGCCTTTCATGGTGCTGGCGGTGCGCTGACGGTCGCGCAGGTTGGCCACCTTGCCGTGGAAGTAGGTGATCTGGCCGTCCGGGTCCGTGACCTTGACCGACACCTCGTCGTTGGTGTTGTTCTTGGTCTTCAGGATCGTCTGGCCCGCGTCCGTGCCGCCGATCAGGATGGTGAAGGCCACCGCGCCGCCGTCCAGCGCGCCGTTGGCGTGATAGGTGCGACCGGCCAGCGTGGTTTCGGTCACATCCTCGGCGCTGTCGCCGACCTCGCCCCATTCGGTGATGCGGCCGACGGCGGTGTAGGTCAGGGCGCCGAAGCCTGCGCTGTCGATGGTGGCAGGCGCGGCGGCGGAAACGGCGATGACGGCGCCGATATAGGTGATGAGTGCCATGGTCAGGCTCCTTTGGTCTTGGCGCCCTTCACGGGCGTTTCATCGGTGGTGGAGGGCTGGGCGGGGGCTGCTACGATGGAGGTCTCGGCCTCCGGTTCGGGGTCAGGGTCGGGGTCGTATTCGGCGGTCAGCGCGCCGGACAGGATCAGGCCGCGCAGCGTGGCCGAGTTGTCGGGGCAGCGCAGCACGTCGTTCGTGGTTTCCAGCGTCCCGGCGCGGGGCACGACGTGCCCGGTCGGCAGGGTGATGGCGCGGATGCTCGGATTGATCAGTTTCGCCATGATCAGGCCCCCAGCAGCACGGCGACCAATCCGGTGCCGGTGACGTTGATCGCGCCTTGCAGGTAGGCCGCGATGGTATCGAGGGGGATCGCCCGGACTGCGCCTGCCGGGATGGAACCGACAGCGTAGCCGCCCGAAACATCAATGCTGCCGATGCCGGGGGCGGGGAACGTGGTGCCGTCTGCTCCGTCGATGGTGCAAGAGACCGCCGATCCGGTCGGATTGCGCAGGATGAGGACCTGCCCGGTGCCCGGCTCGTAGGCGAAGGTGTTGCTGGCAGTCAGCGTCACCTCCGTTACGGCGCGCGCACCCGGCCCGGCCATCGACGTCTTGGTGATGGTCGCCATGGAGTGGCCTTTCTCTGATGAAAAAAGCCCCGCCGAAGCGGGGCCTTGGTTGCGCAGTTACGCGCCGTGTCCCGTCAGCTTGCCTGCCACGGGATGGACACCGCCACGCGGTAGCTGGTGTCGTCGGTGTAGCCCGCGAGGATGCGCGGGGTGTCGGTGATGGTCAGCCCGGCAGTCGGGCGGTTACCCTTCGGGAACCGGGCGCGGATGTTCGCCGCGATGGTCTCAGCCCCGGTAGAAAACGTGTTCAGCGCCACGACCACGGTCACGACGCACTGCCCGGTCTCGATGATCGCGCCGCCGCCTGCGAGGGTCGGATCGGTGGCCGTGCCCGGCACCATCTGGACGACGAGATACGGCTTGGCAGGCACGGCGCCCTTGTTCGGCCAGACGATGGGCGGACAGTTTGCCATGCCTTGCAGGCGCTGACCGATGGCTTGCAGGATCGCGGATGGCGTCATTTCTTCACCTCTGCCACACGCTTCTTCACGAACGCCTCAAACTGCCCGACAGCATCGGTGACGAAAAACCGGCCCGGCACCTCGGCGCCGTTTTCAGCCGTGAAACCAAGCTCCATCGGCATCGCGTGCTGCGCGGTCCATGCGAACCGCAGCGTGTCGCCGACCTCATACCCGGCGATTGCCACGGTGTAGGCGTCCGACCCGCTGGCCCCGGCCACGGTCAGGCTGTTGACCAGATCGGCGGTATCCACCGGGATCTTGCCGCGCTGGAATGTGCCGCCGGTCTGCTTGACGCTGGGCTGCGTCCGCTGCGCCTGTTCCAGAACATCCTGGATGGCTTGGCGGGCGACATATCGCTTGTCGCGTTCGACCAAATCTAGGAATTCGCGGATTTGCGCGGTGAACTTCTTGGCCATCAGTCGCGCCTCGGCACGGCCCGATAGAAGATGGAGCAACGACAGCCGATGGAGTGCTTCGCGCCGCCGCGCGGGTCGTGCGGGTGGCGCATCCGGGTTCCGTCCGCCATCACGAATTCCTCATTGAAGCCGATCACGGTGCCGTCCATCGCCTTGTGGTCGTGGCGCGGGTCTTTGCTGTGGCCGTGCACCCATTTTTTGGTCACGGTCTCAATCTCGGGGTCTTCCAGCATCTGCCGGTAGGCCTCGTCCCGCCCCATCGCCTGCGCGCTGTGCGCCTCGTTTCGCGCGATGGTCTCGCCGCGCTCTTTCAGTAGCTTGTTGCGGTATTGCCGTTCGCTGATCGCCTGATCAGCCGGTGAAACCGCCTCGCCGCGCGCATAGGCCCGCAGGATGCGCTTGGCCGTGGCGTCGTTGACCTTGTAGCGGACGGTCGGCACGCCATCGCGCATCACGACCAGATCGGCCACGCCCTCGGGCGTCTTCATCCCATCGGTGACGATGCGCAGCCGAGCCGCCCTCGGCCCGTCCAGCCCGATCAGGCCCCCCTCGCGCTTGCCGGTGATCCGGTTCACAGGCCCGACGATCTGGCGCGCGACCGTTCGGCTTGGGACGCCCGCCTCAAGGGCCTCGGTGATGATCTGCCGCGCCGTCTGGATCGCGTCGTCGGTGATGCCGCGCACCAGCGCCGCGCCATGCTCTGCAATCAGTGCCTCGGCCCGCAGGTGGCGGCCGTTGAACCCGAAAGCGCCGGTCAGGCCGACAGTAGCGCCAGCACCAGCGGCAACGCCGCCTGCCGTGAACGCGCCCCGGATCGCCTCTTGCAGCGGCCAGAACGCCCGGTCGTCGATCCGCAACGCGCGAATGGCGCCCTCGATGTCGCGCGCCTCGAAAGCCGCGATGAAGGCTGCCAGATCGGCAGCGCTCGCCAGGCGCTGGATTGCCTCCAGAAACGCCGCCTGAATCTGCGGCTCGAACTGGGCGAGGATCGCGTCAATCTGCGCCTGTTGCTGGCGGTTCGTCGGTCTGCGCCCCATCGGTGGACCTCTTTTCGCGCTCGGCCAGATAGCCCATGGCAAACGCGGCCTGCATCAGGCCGTCGCAAAATGCAAAGGTCTCAGGCGCCGCGCTTTCGATGGCGCGGGCGGATAGCTCGTCACCGCGTTCGCGGAACCAGCGGGCTGCGAAGATCTGGTAGGGGCTCACCCGCCCTAGATCGCAATCTCCGCCTCGAAATACAACGCCACGCCGCCCGGCTGGAACGGCGCGACCAGTGCGATCTGGTGCGCGCCGTCGGCAAGCGTGATCGTGTCGCCCATGCGCGGCGCCTCGCCGTCTGCGGCGATCATCAGCACCCGGACGGTGCGCGGGACCAGCGCGCCCTGCGGATCGCGGCCATAGCGCGTCTGTGTGCTGTCCTCCAGCACGGTGACCGGATAGGTCGAGACGGTCGCAGCCCCGGTGCCCCACGGGGTTTCAGCGCCGCCCGATGTGCGCGTCAGCGTGGCGGAAAACCCCACCTCGCGCAGCCCTGCGGCTACGTCGGCGCGGATGGCGGACCAGTCCTCCATCAGCCGATGCTCCGAAGCACGAATGGCAGGTGCTTGTCCTGCGCCGGGTTGACCGCCAGCCACGGTTTCAGCAGGTCCATGGCCATCGTCACGACGGGTCGGGACTCCTCGACAGTCGCCGCGTCACCCAGTACCTGCCATTTGACGCCCTTGACCTCGGTCAGCACCTTGCCTCCGGCCAGCGTCACATCCGGCGAAAGGGCCCCGACCTTCTGGGCTTCAACCCGCGCCAAGACGGATTGCGCGATCCGCACCGGAGCAGGGATCACACCGCCAAAGATCGGCCACAGGCCAGATACCCACGGCAAGGCCCCCATGAACACGAAGGCACGACGCAGGGCGGCCTCCTTGACCGGATCAGTCCCTGATACGCTGGCGCCGAAGTAGGACAGGCAGTCCGCGTCGAACTCTGCCACGGTGGCAAAGGTATCCGCGCCGCTGACGCCGCTGCCATCCTCGACAACCAGCGCCATGGATCAGGCCCCGCCCGCCTGGGTGTCGTCGCCTTGCGCGGGATTGATCACCGCGACCTTTTCGGACTTGCCTTCCATCAGCACCGCCTTGCCGACCAGATAGGCGGGCAGTTTGTCGCCCTTGAAACCGACCTCGGCGCCGACCGGCACGCGATTGCCCTTTGCGTCATAGACGCCCTTCTCGGTGATCTTCGCCTTCATGATTGCCTCCTCGGCATCTGTTGACCTCATGAAAGAGGCCGGTTTCCCGGCCCCTCGCTCAGGTCATCAGGTGGAATGCGCGATGCCGCAGTTGTTCTCGGCATCGAATTTCACCTCGATGGCAGCCGCAGCCATGGTGACGAAATCATAGTCGTCCTGCGGGTTGGCCCGGAACTTCGCAGTGGTCGCCATCGGCATTCCGTTCAGGACCGACACGACGCGGCGATCCTTGACGACGGCAATGATCTCGTCGGCAACGATGCTGTCGGCCGGCACGATCTCACGCACGCCGCCCAGCTCCATCACGCGCTGCGCGATGGTCTTGGGATAGCCCGTGGTGAACTCGGTGCTGGTCGCGTAGAACCAGTCGTCCCAGTTCAGGTAGAGCGTGGCGGGCACCTTGAAATTGTCGCCGTGCAGCAGCTTCAAGGTGGCCGTGACCTCGGCCAGCCATTCCGCGCCGGTCGCCCCGTTCAGCGTAACGCCGGTCGAGCGGGTGTTGCGCTTGGGGTGGTTGCGCAGACCGTAGGATGCCTGACCGTTCACGGTGATAGTCGAGTAGCCTTCCAGCGCCGCCGTTTCCAGCGTTTCGGCCACCTTGCGCATGGCGTTCATGCGCGCGGCACCGTCCAGCGCAAAGCCTTCCGTCCGGGCTGCCTCAACCTCGCGCCAGCCGAAGCTGAACGTGCTGTCGATGATCGGCAGCGGGGTGCCGTGGTAGTCAAAGGTCGGCTTGTCGGTGCGGGCGTTGGAGCGGCCATCCAGCGAGACGTTGGCCGACCCGCTGTCGCTGATCGTCTGGAAGTAGTGGATCAGCTTGCCGATCGGCATGGGCGTTGCGACCGCCGCCGCCAGGTCGTTGAAAACGGCCAGGGTCGAGCGCTGGACCTCGATGCCCTCGCGGTCCCACTGGCCCCAGACATCCTTGGGCAGCGCATAGGCGTTGCCCAGCAGGACGCTGCCACCGATGGCAGCATTGAGCGCGGTCTGGCGCTCGTTGAACGCGCGGCGGTTCGCCAGAACGAAGCGCTGCTGTTCGTCGGAGAAACGAAGCATGGTGTCAGCCCTCCTTAGGCCGGAACAACATAGCCGTCGGCGATCACCACATCGGCCAGTTGGCCTGCGGTGTATGCGCCGGGGGCGTCATCGAAATATGCGACCACGCGGGTGCCGGCCGTCGCGGCAGCGAGGCGACCGGAGGCAGCGATGGTCAGCGGAGCGCCCTTGGCATAGGTCGCGGCGGCGAGAGCGGCCTGATAGACCTGACCGGGCTCCAGCTCATAGGCAACGCCGGTATCGCCCGAGGTGTAGGCCGTGGCGATGTCCTGACCGGCATAATCGGCGTTGCCCAGAAGGAGCGGGCGCTTGGCCAGCGCCGTGGTGATCTGGGCCAGCGTCGTGGCGGTTTCCTCGACAAAGGTGCCGGGCAGATAGGCGCCCGCCACCTCTTTCGAGATGGTGCGGGGCTGGCGGCCCACCGGACCGCGATAGATGACGTTGCCGGCCATCACTTCTTCTCCTCGATGAGAGCGTTCAGGCTGTAGCCAGCCCATTCGTCCTGCCCGCCACCAGCGGCGAAACCCCCAGCGTTCAGGGCTGCCGCCTTGCCGGGCCCGGCATTGGCTGCCAGTTCCTTGAGGGCGGCGTTGGTCAGGCCCTTGGCGACTTCCTCGGTGAGGATGTTCGCCTTGACGACCTTGTTGACCAGCTCGGCCTTTTCCGCATCTTCGCGCGCCTTGGCATTGGCGACGGCCTCGGCCTGGGCGTCGGTCAGCGGCTTCACGGCGGCAGCGACGGCGTTGGTGATCTGGTCGCCCAGACCTTTGACGGTATCCGCGAGGGTGTTCACCGTCGCGGAAAGGGCGTCAAACTGCTCTTTGGAAACAGTCATGCTTTGCTCCTTTGGTTCGGTTTCGTCCTCGGCGGGGTGCCCTTCGCCTGCCCCGAGGAGCGACAGGAGGGTGTCTTTGATGCGCTTGTGCAGGGGCAGCTTGGCGCGGGCCTCCATGGCGCGGGCGACCTGTTCGACCGCCCAGTCAAGCTCGCGCTCGGCCCGGTCATCCAGATCGGAATTGATCACCTCGACCTGCTGTCCATTGACCAGCATCCCCACGCCCTGCTCAGGGGTCGCGGCGCCGTCCTCGCCCAGCAGAATGGCGTCGTGGTCGAACACGATGTTCTTGGCGACGTGCTTGGCCCCGTCGGGCTGATCGCCGTTGCAAGCCTCCAGGTTGCACAGCAGGCCGGTGCTGGTGTGGATGGGCTCGCCCTTTTCGATGGCGTTCAGCACAGCCTTGCCGCCTTCAAGCTGCGAGGCAAAACCGACGTCTATCACCTTGTCGAGGAACACGCGCCCATTCTCGCGGCGCACGTTTTCGTTCCACGCCCCGACGAAGCCCCGCACCATCCCGCGCGGATCAGATGCGCTGACGAAGCTGCCATTCAGCATCGGGTGCCCCAGCGGCGCCGGGGTTCCGTCGAGGCTGGCGAAGCTGTTCGCGATTTCCTCGGCCGGATAGCGGATCCCGTTCATCACCACGCCATCCGGCAGGGTGGCGCTGGGAACCACGATCACGTCGCGACCGTCGCGGCGCTCCCGGCGGATCGCGGCTGCGTTGACGGATGCGCGGATGTTGACCCGGACCTGTTTCATTCATCATCCTCCGGCGAAGGCAGGGGGGCGTCGTAGCCTGCCACCTGCCTGATTTCGTCAGGATCAAAAGCCGGGTACATGCCGAGCTTCTGGTTGATCTCTGCCATCTTGGCGGCCCGCTCGATCTTCTCTGCCAGCCCGGCCTCGGTCAGGTCGGCCCAATGGATGTGCCAATCCCGCTCGGGAAGGATGCCAAACCGCTCCATCCGCTGCACAAAAGTGCCGATCAGGGGGCGGCAGAAATTGACGCGGCGCGCGTTGTTCGACTGCGCCCAGTCGCGGGCATCCTCGGTGCTGGCCCGCTCGCCTGTCTGGTTGCCGATCAGGATCTTGACTGGAATGTTGATCGACGCCGCGAAACTCTGCACCGCGATGGCAAAGAAGTGCTCAGGGCTGGGCAACTGGATCGGCAGCGTCTTGGCCGTCATGCCCTGCAGCGCGAGCATCTTGTCGAAGCCCTTTTGAAAGTCCTCGACCTGATCGTTCATCGCATCGGCGAGTTCGGTGGGTGGAACACCCATCGCCTGCGCCATCTTTGCCAGATCGACGTCCTTGTCGGCCTCAAGGGCGAGGCTGCCACGGGCGGTCTTCCAGAACCCCTCCCCCCCGGCACCTTTGACCTTCTCGGCGTCCATAAGGTCATTGTAGCCCGGTTCCAGCAGCGATCTGGCATGGACCGTGCCATCCTCGGACCAAACCAGCACCCGGTCGGGGTGGACATGAAACTGACGGGTCTGCTGCTGGCTCTGCCCGACGGCCGATTCCGTGAACTTGAACATCTTCGGCTGGCCATAGGTTTCCAGCCACTGGTCGGTTTCCCACTCGGCGACCTCAAGCTGTGCGCCAAGCCCACCCCATGCCGGAATGACCTCTGCCAGTCCATCCAGGCCGCCGCGCACGCGATCGACCGGCTGATCGAATGCCTTGTCGTCGCGCAGCCGCAGAATGACCCCGGACCATCCGCCGACAAGCGCGCGTC